AGTAGTTGAAGAAGCTCCTGAAGTTGAAGAAGCTCCTGAAGTTGATGAAGTTGAAGACATTGTAGACGGTGGCTCACCTGCTGCTGAGTCTCCAGTAGAAAAAGGTCACTTCTCGAAAGAAGAACTCGGTCAGTACATCGAGAACTTCGGCAAAGAAGCTGGACTAGACTTCTTCATGAATGGCATGGATTTCCAAGCCGCACAAGCAGAGTACATCAAGTCTCAAAAAGAGCAGATCGAAAGCCTTAAAGCTCAGATCGAACTTTCAGAGCAAACTGAGGATCAACCACTTTCTGGCAACAACGGCGAAGCTGTTGAGTCAAAAGGTAATGGATTCAAAGTAACAATTAAGTAACCCTATTTTCACTTTTCGCCCCCTTCCGTGTGGGGCATTTTTCTAACTCCTATTTAAGGAACACTACTGATGGCAAATGATTTTTTAACCGTAGCTGACATGGTTGCAGACGCTTACGATCTTTCTGGACAAGAGACTTCGGAAGTTCGTGCTGCTGCTCCTGTTATCGCTTCTCTTCCTGCAATTCCTGCTTCTAACGGAATCGTTCATAAGCAAAGCGTTATGACTCAGCTTCCTGTTACTGGATTCCGCACCGAGAACGCTGGACGTGACTTCGATCACTCTGTAGATCGAATCGACAGCATCGACCTTAAGATCCTCGATTGGTCTTGGGCCGTTGACAAAGCTGTTGCTGATTCTAGCCGCTTGGCTGGTGGACGTGAGCAGTACATCGCTCGTGAAGGTCTTCGTCACGTTCAATCTGCTTTGTTCAATTTAGAGAACCAGTGGATCAACGGAACTGGCTTCAACTCTGGTGGATTCGAAGGTCTTGCAGACAGCAGCAACCTAGACGGTCTTGGCGACGAAATGGTCGTAGACGCTGGTGGTTCGGCTGTTGGTGCAACTTCTTCTGTTTACATGCTTCGTCGTAACTCGGCTGAGTGCGGATTGGTCTTCAACGGAGAGCAAGCTGTTCAACTCGGACAGACTGAAGTTCAGAACTTCATCGACGGATCTGGCAAGAACTACCCTGCATACTACACCCCAGGATGCATGTGGGTCGGTGGATTCTTCGGAAGCCTTTTCAGCATCGTTCGAATCGTCAACCTAGACGCTTCTAACGGCCTAACAGACGACTTGATCTACCAAGCTCTTGAGCGATTCCCAGCTGGACACGCTCCTGACTTGTGCATCATGAACCGTAAGTCACAGTTCGATCTTCGTGCTTCACGAACAGCAACCAACGCAACTGGCGCACCTGCACCTTTGGTTGACAATGTTGCTGGCGTTCCAGTTATCACAACTGACGCTATCACTCACACCGAAGCAGTCAAGAGCTAGTTCAATGAGTAACCCAGCTTATAGAGCCTATCTAGCGAGCAGGGTTGCCCATAAGAAGATTCGAGGCGTATCCATAACTGTGAGCCGAGGCTTAAACACTTCGGCTCCTTTTATGGCTACCGTCGGATTCTCTGGATCGTCAACCTTCCAAGCAGATGGGTCTACGTTATTTAGTAAGAACAGAGATTACCTTATTGACATCTCGGCTTACAACATCGGCGGCGAACCCGTCGAGCCTGCTCGTTATGACATTATCACCGAAGTAATTAACGGAGTCGTAAAGCAGTATCAGGTCACCCAAGATGGTGCTGATGATGTGTTCTCTAAAGAGGACGCTAACTTAACTGTTTATCGAGTTCACACCAAGGAGATATAACATGGGCGTAGCCGTAAACCTAACTGACGCTGTAACTGCGAAGTTAAACGAGACAACCTTCGGAACCGCTACTGTTGTAAGACAGTTAGTTCCGAGGATCAAACGAGAGGACTTAACGCCTCAGATCAAAGTAGCACTACAAGGCAAAGTGTCTGTAGAGCAAGATAGATCGAACGAGTTCATTCAGTACACTATCGGTGTTGGCCTTAGCTACCCGATTGGCTCTGACTCTGATCTCGATGACGGGTTGAACATGGCTGAGGACATCCAAGACTGGATCTGCCTCAAGTCGAACCGCCAGCTAACTACTGCTGATGGAACCTTCTGCTTAGTGCCACCTTTCGAGATGGACAATCTGTTCGATCCCGATCAGGTTGACGAAGCTGGTGTCATGTTCGCCATTTCCAATTTCAATTACCGTTTCTATAAGAACAGGACTTAATTATGTCATGTACTGGATTTGATGGTAGCTTGGGCATAGGTTCCGCTGACGCTGACATTGCCTTGGTAGCCTCTTACACAGAAGTCCCATCTGCCCGCGACATTAACGTCACGATCAGTTCGGACAAATCAGACGTATCAGATAGAACGAGTGCGTTCAAGAACTACGTAGCTGGTGGACTAGACTGTGAAATCACAGCCACACTTACCTACGATAGCAATGACGCTACTCAGTCTACTATCCGTACTGCTTGTATCGCTCGAACCCGACTTGTCGTCGGTGTCTTTGATGGTGATCTTTCTGCTTCGGCACAAGGAATCGCCTTCGACGCATACGTATTCTCGAACGACATCGCTCAGCCTCTTGCTGATGGACAGACTTACTCTGTTTCATTCGCACCTGCTTCTAGCGGTTCCGTTCCTGCATGGTCAACACTCAGCTAGGAGATATTTAGATGCCTTTAGAAACTGCACAAGTTGGCTTTAATGGCCTTCTACAGTATTCAGACACCGTTGGTGCTGATCCTTCTGCTGTTGCTGGACTTGCAGACATTGACACTGCCCGTGACGTTAACGTAACTATCTCTGTTGATAAAACAGAAGTTACTGACCGTCGTAGCCAGTTCAAGCGTTACTGCCCTTCGATGATTGAAGTCGAAGTAACAGCGACTCTTACCTATAACACTGCATCTAAAGCCTTCATTCAGAAGTGCTTAGATCGTGACGTTATGACGATTGCCGCATTGCACAGCACTGGCAGTGAAGGTCTTTACTTCACCGGCCAATGCTTTCAATCCGACATTGCTCAGCCTCTTACTGATGGAATGACCATCAGCCTCTCTTTCTGCCCCGTCCGACAAACCGGAACCGGAGCAGGTGGAGCCCCTGTCTGGGCGTAGTCGTAATAGATGCTTAGGGGGTTACAATTCGTAGCCCCCTCTTTTTTAAGGAAACTACTATGAAGAATCTAGAGTGGATGCTTGACCTTAGCGACAGCCAGATGGTTAGTCTCAATCCTGAGATCGCTGAAGAGTTGGGCTTAGAAGTACGTTGTACAGTCGGCGAGATCAGAGACATGATCCAGCCTAAACCAATTCAAGAAGAAACAATGATTGAGATCGAAGACGATCTTAACATGGAACTATAAACTCATAAGGGGCGTTATGATGGAAGCTACACAATTTAAAGACTCTAAAGGTAACATTTGGACTCTCGCTATCAATATCGGCCATTACTTGGCTATGAAATCTAAGCTAGGGATTGACATCACAGAATCGTTCAACAGTGACGACAACTGGATGACTAAGCTGGCTTCTCATGATAACATCGAGATTCTCCTGAGCATGATCGACATCATCCTAGACTCGGAAAGGGAATCACGAGGAATGACACTCGACCAGATGTATGAAGGCTTTGATGGTGAAGTGGTGGCAGAAGCTACCTCAGCACTGATCGAGGGCATCGTGCTTTTTTTACCTGCCCACAAGCGGAAGGCACTTCGACTGATAGTGGACTCGGTGAACGTGGGCATGGAGAGAGCGATTCTTCTGATCGAGAAGGAAGAGATGGAACTGAGGGAGAACATGGTTCCAAGGATCGACGAAGAGTTACTAAAGCTGAGCAAGAAGCAATAAGCGTTAGAATGTATAAGTTCGTGTGGGAGTCAGCAGGGATACTGGGGATTCTACCCCACTCGCTGTCTTTCCACCAACTTGTTCTTATGCGGGATTCTTGTGAGCATGAAAGATGGGATAGGCTTTCGTACCATCTAGCTTTATATGCGTCGATGAAGGGTGCTAAGAACGTAACAGTTAAGCAGTTCCATAAGTTCTATCAGGATAACAAGTCTGATCTAACCAGTGATAAGCTGCGGTCAATGAAGAAACACTTTTGAGGTTTATTATGCCTAGCATGTTTAAGATGAAGTTAAGGGTTGGTAGCTACACAGGCAATCAGTCCTTCTCTACTTGGCTAAAGAACGAAAGTGCAAAGGTTCTCAAAGAGACTGAGCGTAGGATGTTCAAGGCTGCTGGCTTCTGTCGCAAAGACATGAAGAACGGCATGGCTAGAGCTAGACAGCCTAAGACTGGCTACAAAGGCTATAGCTGGGCATCCTTCCCGCCATCTACCCCACCTAAAGCACCTAAGAAGCGTGCTAAAGGTAAAGCAGGTCTTCAATACGTCACCTTCAAGCAGGTCAAACGATTCGAGTTCCGTATCGGGCCTGATATGAATGTGAAGTATGGAAAGAACACTAAGTTCGATGGAGATAAAGTCCACGCTATGGGTGGCAATAACAAGCAAGTTAAGCTACCTATGGACATCGACCATCTCCGTGCTATGGATAAGCAAGATGGTTCTAACTTCGCAGGTAAGTCTATTAGAGGCCAAATTAAGTGGCCCATGACTTACAAGAAGTGCCACTACCGAAAAAGAGACTTCTTAAAAGCTCCAGCAGAAAAGACTCGAAAGAGATTCCGATACCTATTCGCCAACCTGAACACAAAGGGCTAACCCCATGAATCCATCCACAAGAGCTAACGTAATACTATCGCTCACAGACAAGATGTCACCAGCACTTCGTAAAGTATCTGCTAGACTAGATCGAATGGCTACACGGGCAAGGCGTGCAGGTATGGCTATGGGAGCCGCTGCAATCGTACTAGGTACAGGTCTCTACAAAGCAGGCAAGAGTGCTGTAGAGCTAGATAACAACATGCGTAAGGTTCAAGCCCGTATTACAGGCATAAAGCCTGAAGGTTTGAAGATGCTTACAGAAGAAGCCGTCAGACTCGGCGGCTCGACTCGATACACCATCGGACAGGTCTCGTCTTTGATGGCTACTATGGCACAGGCAGGTATTGGTGTTAATGGTATTAAGCAGATGTCGGGTGCTATGCTAGACTTCGCAACTGCCACAGGGGTTACGCTAGACGAAGCCTCTGCTATTGCAACTAGAACCGCTAACGCTTACGGATTATCTCACAACCTTGAGAACATACAGAAAGTCACAGACTCACTAACATACGCCACTATAAATGCCCAGCTAAACATTACTCAGCTTGGCGAAGCTATGGAGTATACGAGTAAGACTTCGAAGGATTACAATCAAACAATAGATACAACGGCTGCTATGCTGGCGTTTCTAGGGAACGTAGGTATCACAGGATCTAAAGCAGGAACAACCCTCAACGCCCTTTATCGTGAAATGGCACAGATGGACGGTGGAGTCCTTAAAGTAAATGGCTCTTTTATCAAGCTCACAAACTCGATAGGTGACTTGAGACAGCTTCCTCAGATCTTCGCTCAAGTGTCCAAAGCAATGGAAGGCATGGGAGGTCTTGAGAAAGCCGCAGCCATGCAGGATCTATTCGGGCGGCTAGGTATCAAAGGTGGAATCGTCGGAGCAGATAACTATGAAGCTATTCAGAAGATGACAGACGAAATGCAAAACATTGATGGCCTAACTAAGAAGGTCGCTCTGACTATGGACGCTGGAATCGGTGGAACTCTATACCGACTTGTCTCAGCCTTTGACGCTCTAGCTGTTACGATTGGTAACGCTATCATTCCTTACGTAGACATTATAGCTAAAACCTTGTCCCAATGGGCCATCGTCGTTACAGATTTAATAGCAGGATTCAACTGGATAGGCGGCGTTTTAGCTGCTGTATTCCTCGGACTCGCTGGGGGTGCTGTATCTCTGTTGGCATTCGCAGGTGTGACTACAGTTCTAGCTACTACGTTCGCATCAATAAGCACTATCGTAAGTGGGTTAATATCTACTATTGCTGCTATTGCAACCCCTATAGGGCTTATAGTTACTGGAGTCGTAGCTATACTCGGTACTTTCACCGCTGTCTTAGCCAGCTTCTACGAATGGGAGAACCTACTAAAGAACATCACGTCAATAACCGGCGAGCTATATAGATCACTCAATGACGCTTTTGGTTATGCTATCAAAGCAGCACGTATTAAAGAGTTCGAATTAGCTTGGAAAATGATGACGCTTGGTATGAAGAAGGCACTCTTCACTGCATTAAATGACATGCTAGGCACTGGATGGAAACCTTGGTTTGTGATGATTAGAGGATGGTTCCGCACATTATCTTGGTCGATGAAGACTTTGCTAAAGAGTGCTGTCGCAGTAGGGATGGGTATCGCAGCCGCGATGCGTGGAGACGGTGTAGGTGCTGCCGAGTGGATGGCGAAATATAAGGGCATCACTAACAAAGAGAAGATGACGGAGATGCTTAACAAGTGGAGGAAGTCCGACTACGATGTCTACCAGACTTCAGATGAGCTAGATCTTGAGATTACTAAACTGGAAGAGCTAATAGACTACCTAAAAAAAGCAGAGGGAGCTACTACGGATCTCAATGACGCAGCAAAGAAGACTAGGTTTGAGGAACTAGCTGCTGATTATGTCGCACAAGGCAGTCAGTGGTTTGACTTCCCACAGTCATCTAATGAAGACCAAGAGAAGTTCGAGAAAGAAATGGCAGAGAAGCGTAAGAAGGAGTTTGAGAAGGTCACCTTTGACACTCTAACTACTACTGGTGCTACTACTGGCAGATCTGCGGCTGAGGTGTCTGCTAATCTATCCAAAGGCATGAACCAGATTATGAAAGACCAGCTTGGTACGCTCGTACGTATCGAGAAGGAACTAAAGAAGGACAGACCAACTAAAGGTATCTGGATGGCTTAGGCTTTCACTTAACGTAAACTAACTACACCTAACAAGGGGAATAAGATATGGCTTATATAGAAGAGAAGCAAGACTCCAGAACTATGAACTGGAACTCTAAGAGTGCGTCAACAAGTCGTACATACCACATGTTCGATTATGCAGACACTCAGGACGCTATCCTAGCGTTAGGGGCGTACGTACCTAGTGACATCCCTGTAGCTACGTATCTCTGTGTCCAGCCTGAGTACGAGGTTACGCCTATATTCTCAGATCCTGATAAGACATTGTACGAAGGTAAAGTCACTTGGAAGACTCCTGATATATCAGCAGGGGGAGGGGGTGGTGGTGGAAGCACTAACACAGCTAAAGATCCTCAAGAGCCTGAAGACAATACTAGCCTCACAGTCTCGTTCAATACTATGAGTGAAGTTAGACAGTTCGGTATAAATGCTCGCCGTGTATATAAGTTTGACATGGGCGATGACATGCACATCTGGAACTCAGAAATTCTTGACGCTTATGCGATCAATCAGCAAAGCCCTATGCTACCTCCAGAGGGTATAGAGTATAACGTACCTATTGTAACTATAACAGCTAAGACTGTCATCTCGTACTCAGTGGCTACTCCTGAATGGCAGAGAGCTAGATTCAATCAGTTATGGCACTCTAACGACGCTGAGTGGAACGGATTAGCTGTGAATACCACGATGTTCACGGGGATGGAGCTATCTCAACGAGGAGATAATAACTGGGATGTAACCTATAACTTCGAATACCGTACTCCGACCATAGGAACTCCAGAATCTTTCTCTTATTACGATCAAGGCGGGCTTAAAAGTGTTGAGATAGTTAGAGCTAATCCTTGGATGGTTATTGATGCTAGATATGAGGAAGTGAAACAGACAAGCACAGATGGCTACGACAAGACAGTACGTAATCTAACTGAAGTAGTCACGCATAACATCTACGATCAAACAGACTTTAACGAACTAGGCATGGTCGGAATACCGACATCGTAACTCTAAAGGGGTGAAACTATGGCACAGATGAACTATCAGAAAGCATCTCCTAACAGTGGCAGAGGTATATCTGCTTCTCAATGGAATGGCCTTCTTGACATGCACAGAGATTTTTATAACGGAGGAGCCTCTAACGGGATTCTACCTCCTCTATTGAGTCAGTCTGTGATAGCTAGTGCGGTTCTTAATGACGATGTAGATGACGTAGCCCCGTTCCAGCCCGTAAGAATAGTATCTACCGTAAACTATGTTAACGTGCTAGATGGGCCTCCTTCGTACATCGTAGAGCCTGTAGATGCTACTGACGGAGAACGTCACGGCAACTATGGCTTTACTCTCGGTGAAGGCTGTACCTCTGGATTCGGCGGTCGTATCGTCGTATCTGGAATAGCTTTAGTAGCTGTAGAAGCTCTTGAGCTATACTATGACAAGCAGTCAGAGATACGAGAAGGCCGCTTCGACTCTTCTTACTACATGGTTCCCGACGAGACACTTAGCACAGATCTGAGGCCAATAGCCCCTGTAGGACACTTTAAGATCCTTAGCTGGTATGATGCCTCAAAAGTAGGTGCTTTCGAGTCTGACAAAACTCTCTACATAGCTATCGACATGAACCAGCGGCCTACTAGCTTCCTCGCTAAAGTAGATGCCACCATAGACGCAACCAGTGAAGCCTCTGAGGTCATAACTATGTCTAGTGGTACTGCTTATGCCTACTACGGAGTTAGTGCGTCTACGGCTGCCTCGGGCGAGCTAGAGGTACAGAAGGATGAAGACGCCTATGAGATCGAAGTGTATAACCCATTCGATGAGACTATCCAGAGTGGGCTGAGAATGGTTTCTTACTCTCTCGAATATAACAAGTTCGTAATCTTGTCAAACCCTCAGCAGCAGACTGTCAAAATAGGAGTAGCTGACGCTGATATAGAAGTAGGCACTATTGGTACGATTAGCATATGGCGAAGTGGATCTGATACTCTTGAGAATCAGGACGCTAAACTAGATTGGATGGCAGGTACTACGAAAGTGTCTTCCGGTAAGGAAGTTCTTATCACTTGGTTCGAAGACGAAAATACTTGGCGTATTACTGGTGCAGAATGTGAAGACTAGACTATAAGGGGCTTATGATGGGTATTAGAATGAGCATCGCTAGATGCTGTTGTATTGACGAGATAGACTATGGATGTAACCCAGAAGGTATCTCGTATGGTGCGAATAACATACTAGATACTACAGGAGTTACTGTTACATCTAACGCGACAAACTGGAGTGCAAACCTAACAGCTAATAGATTAGCTGGATTACCTTTCACTCCGTCCGCATCTTACAGCAATTTTAACCTTTCTAATGGTTCTCCTCCATCTGGATCATACTATGATATAGGATCTATAGTCGGTACAGATCCAGCTTTTTGGGACTTTTCGACTGCTGACAACTCTATATCTCTGTTTTCCTCAGCATCGTATGGGTCACTGATTTCAACAGGCTCTCGACGCTTATCGTTAGACGGTGGATCTACTACAGGTAGGTTTAACAACTGGAACCCGTGTGATAAAAACACGCTACATTTCTCTTTTACGCAAGCTAGAGACGTAACTGTACCGAGTGGTGGGTGGGGGTCTGCTAGTTCTAACTCTACTGATACTAAGCTTTCTGTAGTAGGAACCGGATTCGGTGTAACGCCATCGGCTACGGTACAACCTTTTATCGAATATGACAGAGCTACAGGAAATTATGACAACGGAGTGATAGTCACAGACGCATCTGGAACTTCCACTACATACTCTTTTGGAAGCACTTCAACCTCTTCGGCTGATGTAGACATAAAGCTAAAGATAACCCCAGTTACCCCTGTAATAACTAGCCCCATGTTGAACAGGTGGCTAATAGAATTCGACATAACGGGTGACGGGTCTTCGCTAAGTATTCCTAGTTATGAGTTCTCAATAGGTAGGGGGAACTTTATTAAAACCGAACAGTATTTTGCTTATAACTGCTTCACAGAAGATTTCGATAAGTACAAGTTCTCTGACGTATCTATCGGACTTACTACAACATAAAGGGAAAGCTATTTGCCCCGATAGCTGGTGTGGATTCTCGTTGATGAAGCACCTCCCTTAATACAAAAAGCCCCTGTAGCTCAATTGAGTTACAGGGGCTTTTTTCGTTTCTATCTAGTTGTTAAATTCTTGTCCGATCATGTATCTAAATTCTTCGGCTAGTGAATCCGCAACTGTTTCGAAGTCTTCTTCGTGCATGAACCGTTCGCATGAGTAGTACGACCCGAAGTCTCCCTTTTCGCCTTCTAGTTTAAGGCAAGCGTGGAATCTTTTTCCGACTTTAAGCATCCAATAGTGAGTTGATTCTGATTTTCTAATTACTTTGAAAGTTGAAGATGTCATCTGTTTGCTCCGTGTTAGTTGTTGTTGTCTCTTGTATGCCCTGAGTATATACAACGTATCGGAACTGTCAAACGCAATCTCCAACGAAAATAGCGGGATTCCCTGTTTTTGTCAGGAAACCCCGCTTTTTACCGCATAAAAAACTTTCAAAAAACTTTCTATCCGTTCACATATCCGTAGACCCATCGCCAGTATAGATCAACAGCGAACCAATCCCTAGCATGACCTACCATGACTGGTATCTCAGCTATGATTAGGACTAGGTTGTCTAAGATCTCCATTTGCTTAGCAGTACGGTAGACCTTATCCGTCGAAGCATCACGCTCCTCGATTAGCTTAGCTCGCTCATCCCACAGTGCATCGTATCGAGCAGTAGACTCTCGAAGCAATGTGCCAGCCTTGCCAAGCGTGAATGGTCTGAACGTGCGGCCATTTCGGTTACGTCCGAAGACTAGCTGTAGGTTCTTCACATCCTGCGAATCGAAGTATGATGGTATCGAGCCTGAGTGCATGACGCTTGTTGTCCTCGAACTATGCAGAGGTGTCCACAGTATGTGCAGTAGCTCATGCTGAGTAACACTCTGACAGATACGATTCCAGCGGTTGTTAAGCCCAACCTTCCTCGTACTGTTCATGAGGATGTATCCCCGACTTGGGTAAGCCAAGCCTAACGCACCCCACTTAATCTCATTCTGCGGCCTGAAGTAGAATCGTATACGAGCCTTACGCTCGTTGTCTATCTCAGTGAAGCGTACAGCACAAACATCCTCTAGCTCAGTTAGTGCTTCCCTCATACGGCGGTGAGTCTCAGCAGAGCTAATCTCAGCCATGTGTCCATTGGGTTCGAGCCAGTAGGTCACGTTCTGGGCTGATGCTACATTCGCACATAGCATAGCACATACAATAATCATCTTCTTAAACATATCATTCCTCCTAGTTAAAGTAAAAGCCCCTCAGAGCGTATGGGGCGAAAGCTCTCATCACTATCTAGGTATCACTTTCCATACTTGCTGAATACGATGCCTCCTTCCATCTGTCCAATCTTTGACTAAACCAAACTTAACAGCCAAGGCATGACCCGATGTTAGAGCGATGTAGTTGTCTTTGCGTGGTAGTGTAAGTGTAGTGCAGGTCTTACCTTTCCATTTCTCTAGCTCTTCGATCTCGAAGCCTAGAATGTGTAGCACTTTCTTCATCTGCCAAGTAGTAACGCCCTGCTTGTTTCGTCGACCAATTCTTTTAAATATAGCGTGTACCTCTCCGAAGGTTTTGTTAGTCGCTATGGCTATCGCAATCAATCCGCAAGCATTAGTATCTTTGAGTTGGTCTTTCTCTGCCATGATAGTTTTTGGAATTGCCATTGTAGTTCTCCGTGTTAGTTTAATTTTATGTTACGTCTTCAACAGTGTTCATGTCCCATACAAAAGTGAATGTCCTACTCGGTGTCCCGACTTGTCTGTGGCTGCCCTTCATAAATCTGACTGAGCTTGACCACGGTAGGCAAGCGATTATTTGCTTTTCAGTTTGCCCAACGATCACTCCGATAATGCCGTCTGATGTTCGAATGAATTGTGTCGGTAGATCGTTGATGTCCATTGTCTCGTCTCCGTGTTAGTTGTTGTTGTCTCTTGTATGCCCTTAGTATACACAACGTATCGGAACTGTCAAACGCAATCTTCAACGAAAATAGCGGGATTCCCTGTTTTTGTCAGGAAACCCCGCTTTTTACCGCATAAAAAACTTTCTACTTTATTGAAATACTTTCTGCCAGCACGCAGATAGCCTCTTCCATTCGTAGATCCATAAGCTCAGCTAGGCCACTTGTCCTTAGTGCAGCGTGCATAAGCTCGTGCTTCAGGACTCGGTTATATCGAGCATCTTGATAACGCAGTGCATCATCAATTTTGACGGTACGCTCACTGACATAGCAAGCTCCTTCGCATCGCTCACCTTCTACGAGAAGGTTAGGCACATGCTCGACTGTGTAACGCTGCCCTAGTACTTCAACCTCGTACATATGAGGCTCAACCATTCTTACCTCCAATCTTACAAACTGTAGCTCTTACTGATGCACCTCCGAGGCACAGCAGAAGTACGCTCTGTATCGTGTTCCATACGACAGGTTCGACTGATCGCCCTGCAATGCTCAAGTAGCAGAACAAGGCGACCATAACGAACATGACGATTCGGGACGATGAGAGCTTACCGTTCTCATCTCTTATCATCTACTTGCCTCCCTAATTTAAAACCAACTAAACAAGCTGCCAGCGTCCATATTGAAATGAAGCTAACACACAATAGAAACTCTAACATGATCATCATTAACGTCTCCTTATAATATTACCCTCTTCGTCATATAACGGATGTTCTTCGAGCCACTTGTTAGCACAAGTAAACGAGCAGAAGTAGTTATCTTCCCAACCCGCTGCGACTCGTGCGAACACGCTCTCGACTGCTATCTGCCTACCACACTGCTGACAGTTTAGAGGCACAGGCCACAACCCTAGTAACAGCAGCGGTAGTAAATAGATGACACGTAAGAACCTAATTCTTCTCATTCTTTTTTGCCTCCATCGCAAGGGCTAACTGTATCACACAGAACCAGAAGCCTATACAGATTCCAGTGACTAGCGTAGCAGCAGTATTAAAGTTACAAGTAAGAAGCAGAAGCACGAGAGCTAACTGCCACAGCAGAGCATTAGTCATAGCTACGCCTCCCGAAGATGATGTTACGAAGCTTTCCGATCACACCAACCCTCTTCGGGTTAACAAGGTCTTCTAGCTTGTACTCTTCCCGTCGAAGGATGTTGTACATCGCTATCTCTTGCTTGCTATTGACCCCGCAGACACGCACGACTTTAGCGTGCATCTCTAGCAGGTTCTTGACATAGTTAGTCTGCATCAAAATCTGTTGCTCTTTAGTTCTCTTCATTGCTGTCTCCTCCATAGATAAAGTTTAAAACCTGTGCCAGTCCAGACCACTTAGTATCGTCTTCCTTCTTAGCAGCAGCTTCGTTCTGTTTAATTCGCTCCATAGTCTCACGAAAAGCATCTCTGTCTTTCGTGCGGTTCTTGTCGCCCTTACTCATTGCTATTCTCCTCCTCAATAAACTTTTGCAACATTGCTAAAGCACGCCAAGCTACTTTACTCAGGTGCAACCTTCCATCTGCATCATAAGGGTCTTTGCTATGGTCAGCAAGGTGTCTTATGATTGCATCTAGTTCATCCGCTGACTTCGAACGATCCCAGTACATAGGCTCAGTCGGGTCATTGTGCTGGTAGTGTCCTACCATGCTGTTCTGAGCTACCTGAGCTAGTGCGTCAGGGAAGTATGCTAGGCAACCAGAGAACATAGGTGTCATCTTACGTCGCTTAGCCTCTTCCATGCCGTCATAGTCTAGCACAGGTTTCTCTTCCTTCTCAGCAGCCATCTCCTTCAGTAGAGCAGAACGGTCTGAGTCTGTCAAAGCCCAATGAGCTTTCTTCTTAATCGCAGGCAACTGAAGCCACGACTTGTCGAAGTAGAACCGTCCCTCTTCGCCTTTGTTGTACTCAGCAGGCCAGATATAGCCGTAGTTAGTACCATCTGCGTAGGATTGCTCCCAAGCGTAGATATTCTCTAGGCTGTCATCTATGAGCAGATTAGTCTTACCAGCCGTCGCCATGTAGTGCTTCTTGTTAAGCCCATTCTTGACTCCGTACACTGACAGCCCGAACAGTCGAGATGCTAGATCTCTTTTGCCCGATAGACAAGCATTATCACCGCCGGTAACAGTCAGCACCTTTACAGTGTCACCGTTCTCCCTAGCCCACTCTACGAGAGCTTTGGCTTCGTCGGTTATGTACTTCTCTTGGTTCCAGAACTCTTTAGGCAATCGCTTAAGAGAGCTAATGAACTCTTCCTCTGTCATACCGAGGTCGGAATAGAAATCCCACCTGTCTGTCATCAGCTTCTCTTGGATTCCATGCCAGTCTAGATATGCCTGCATGAAATCCCACATTACGCCATCCCAGTCTAGATAAATTCTATCGTAACGCATAACTTCCTCCTACTTTTTATATCGGAATGACGTAAAACCTTCCACACCGAGTGGTAGGCCGTCAGACCAAGAATTATTCTTTCTCATAATACTCTCCACCATGACTAGATGCGAGTCTGCTGTAGCTGCATCGTGTTCGATGATCACCTCATCGTGAACAGTTGCAACTAAAGTATACCCCGCAGCATCTAGCATGACAAGTGCATCGGCCATAATATCTCTAGCACATGCTTGCACTACGTTCTCGCAGATCTTACCGCCGTAAGTGTCAGCCCACACCATGTTCTTACCGAGTGGGCGCTGATACTTAACAGCAGGTTGACCATACTTGCCCTCAATTAGTCGGGCGTTCTGATACCTAATAGTTCTACCAGATCGCAAAGTATAGCACAATGCCCCTTTTTCCATGTACCAATCTGAATCGTCGGCACTCTCCCCTAGTAGAGCGTTAACGGCTCCACAGTCGAGTTCGTACCAGTAATTCTTGATACCAGAGTAGGCGTTACGGTATCTATCGACCACTTTCTGGGCGAAATCCAGAGAAACATCTAAATCTGCCCAATCTTTCAAAGTAGCTTGGAATTTGTTAGCTCCCATACCATAACCTAGCCCAAGGATGCCAACCTTGCCAACCATACGCTTCTTTTTGTCAGCTTTGGTCACAACCTCACCGAAGACCTCCGAAGCGAATGAGCAGTAGATGTCTGATCCAGTTCGGAACTCTTCTACTAGCTTATCCTCTCCAGCGAGCCACGCTAAGACCCTAGCCTCGATTGACGCATAATCTACAACGATTAGCTTTTGCCCCTCACCTGCTCGCATCATAGGACGCACAGCAGACTTCGCAGCTTTAAACACATCGCCTGCAATCTCATCAACATCTTTACCAGCTAGGAAAAGGTCAGCTAGTGCATCGGTATCTGAAACAGAGCCACGGGGGAGGTTCTGGATCTGGAGGCCACTACCAGCCCAGCGGCCTGTTGTAGCTCCGTGATATTTCAGATTCCCTCGTACTCGCTCATCTACCCCAGCCATAGCTAAAGCCTTCTTGTACTTACCAGTGGCTACCCCTGCCCCGTTTTGGCGACACAAAAGCACCTGCTGAACTAGCTCATCATCAATCTCTTCCAGCAAGGCCTGCACAGTGCCAGCCTGTAGGTTATCAGTCTCGATGCCCTGCTCAGCAAGCCACGTAATGATACGCTTAGCCTGAGTAGGCTTCTCCACTGCTCCACCAGTAGCTAGGGTAATCTCATCGTTTAGCAGAGCCTTAGCTGTCTCTACTTTGTCAATGATGATCGTAGCTAGTTTGGTGTCAACTGCTATACCTCGCCGATTCATCGCTTGATCTAGCTTCCAGATCTCCAACTCACGAGCAGGTAGCTCACCTAGCTGCTTATGGATCTCACGCTCTACCTCTACATCTTGTTTGCAGTAGGCTTTAATGACCTGTGCATCTGATGCAGGTATCTCATCTGGGGGTGTCTTGAAATGCTTTCGAAGGACTTTAGCTCCTTCTTTGTCTTTCTGGACACTTAGGTTGAGATGCTCAGCCACAGCTTCGAGCGATGCAGGTAATGCGTGGTAGCTCGCAACGGCTGAGGTACAACGCATGTTAACATCCTCGATACCGTAGATGTGATAAAGCACCTGCTCTTCCATAGCCGCATTGTGAGCATAGACTAGCCCACCTTCGCGGATATGTCGTCGGATCTCGTTAGGCAGCCTCTCAGATACCTGTACCGGCTCATCATCGAACGCCCAGCCTACACAGATTACCTCTGTAGTAGGATCGGAGCAGTAGCGATAAGTGCCAGTATCTTGGATCTTAGCCTTCGAAGATGTTTCGAAGTCGATATGTAAAATTCTCATTCTCGCATCCCCACCATTATAAGACCCACGTTAGCCAACCCGTAGCTAGCCCAAACGATAGCCCAAGGAATGTCCCCCTTGAGTGCGTAGGCTATAGCTACTCCAGTGTATAGTACTCCTACAATAGCCGGTACCAAAGCGATAAAAGCGTCTAGTGTCATCAGTTCATCCTCCATTTCAATCTTTGAGCCAACTCCATAGGTGGCTTCTTTTCGTTAGTTAAAATAAAATATCCCTCCATCTCAAGCTCTCCCTCTTCGCTGTACTCGTCCTCTACCATAGATGTGATAGTATACCCGTTAGAGCGAAGGAAAGCTAACTCTGAATACTCTTCGTGAGCCACTTCGATAGTTACTTTATGGCCTACCTCTCGCGGCTCAAGACGGCTGATAAGCTCAGATCCAATACCTTGCCGTCTGTAATCTTTGTCTACCACACAGCGTAGAATGTGCCGCTGCTTTGGGTAGTCTTTCGGAATCATGCAGAGAATATACCCTACGATAGACTCACCGTCAACTGCAACAAAGGCTTGGTATACTACGAAAGAGTTCTCTCGTGTGAATATCTCGTCAAGCTCATCCTTGCAGAAGATTTCCCCGTGATCATCTTGGCGAAGATCGAAGTCTTCTATGGCTTGATGATCGCTAAGTGCAATGTTTCTGTACGTAATCATTTGTCTTTTCCTCCGTAGATCATAATTCTTATTGCCTGAGCAGCCGCCTCTGCTGCGGTCTCTGCTCCCTCGCTAGTCTTGTCTCCAATTTCGTAACGTGACATGATAATCTCCTCCAATCATTAGTTAAAGTGGCATAGGTTCGAAAATAGGTGTCTGTCCATCAAGCACAACCCCACAGCCGTAGATTGGCTTAGAAGAGTACTTTATACCGTATTCCATCTGAGCGTGCTTGTAATCGCTTCCGCATCCTACCTGCAATCCGAAGACTCGTGTAAAGCGGTTAGCGAAGAACTCTACTCCAGCCTTGCTGTGGTGGTGGCCTTGCACTACGCTTTTGAACTCATCTTTAGCGTTAAGGATAGCCGAAGCCCGCCCTCGGTCACCATGCTGGTAGATAACATCATCGATAATCAACTGAGAGAATCGAGGGTGTACTGTCCAGCTTTCTGGCAATCTCCATAAAGACTTAGGATCTCGTAGGTAAGACATAGGAATACCAACTTCGTTAGCCCAGCGGAATGGCAGAGCGTCATGGTTACCGATCATAAGGTCTGCTTCTGGAAAAGCCTCAGTAAGCATCTCTACCTGCTCCATCGCTTGATCGTACTCACGGACTGGATCTTTAAGGCTTGGCTTCTTTAAGTGAAATGAGAGGGCGCAATTATCTACTAGGTCACCAGCGTGTACTACTCTATCACAGTCCCACGCAGCATATGTGTCCTCTAAAAACGAAACGTAATCCGGTCGCATTGTGGGACAGTGTGTGTCCCCGATGATTAAAACTCTTGACATTGTAAAGCCTCCTAAAAATATAAATGATAAAGAAAAGCAGCCCACCCGCTATCGAGCAGGCTGCGGTTAAGGTTAGTCTAGAATCCGAAGTCAGATTCTACAGAACTGGTCGAGCCAAAGGCTTCTCCTGCTCCAGTTTTCTGGACGTTTCCGAGGTAAAGGCTTACACCCTTCTTACCCGCAAACTCCCAAGCGTACGCACTTACAGCCGCACGCATCTCACAGCCACCGTATACCTCTGTCTTGTCGAGGATAGGGTTAAGCTCCAAGTCTACGACCTTCGGTGGATCGCTCTGCTTGGCCTTCGCAATGGCATACTTCTTACCTGCATACTCAGGTCGAACTTTACCTTCAGCGTCCGTCTTCTCATCGCCATCCTTCATCGGCATCGAGATGTTCGCTGGTCGCTTGTCGCCCCATTTCTTCACGATGGCAGCTTCGCAAGCAGCCTTTAGTGCAGATAGGTCTTCTTCTTTATCCCAAAGCATCGTAACGCTGTACTTCGGCTCTTGACCTTCAAAGCCCGATGCTTCGAACAAGTTTGGGAAGCTGGCAATAAACGATGGTGTAGTTACTCGTGACATATTAAATCTCTTTTCTTTTAAAACTTGTTAAACTGTAAAAACTCTAAAAACTCTAAATCTCTTTTTATACTTTGGTTAGCTTCCTCCAAAATCTTTTAGTATTTCTGCCTTACCCCGTGCAGGGCAGATGTCTTTCGCTCTGCAAAACCAGCAATGTGAACCTTCGGAGGTGATCGTGTCCAACGTCTCCTCAGTAGCTTCATCGGCAAGTTTAGCAGCTTCCTTAACCCTGTCAAGAAAGATTTTACAAATTTCTCGGTTTACTCCTGTTGAGCGTGTTTTCTTCTTAGTTTTACCGTTTGGCTGTATGATAGCTAACGTAACACTATTAACCTGCTCGAATTTATCGAAGATCATAGAGGCGTAAGAAAGTAGCTGAGTGTTAAGTGTCCCGTCTCTTTTCTGTACCTGCACGATTCCCGTTCCATTCTTCAGATCTGCCAGAAGTGCGTGATCACCGTTGATACATACGTAGTCCGCAGTACCTCGCAACTCTGGAAGCTCACTATGCTCCATCTCTAGCTCAGCATATACCTCTGAGCCTTCGATGGCCTCGCCAACCTCTTGGATGAAAAAGTTAGCCGTGTTTATCATGCTTTCATCGACCTG